GTGATCTTCTGCATTAGTATCTACATCTTCAGGATTCTTATCATCTGTTGGTAAAGATCCTAAAGTTCTAATTAAATTCTTACAGGTTTTAAAAACTCTTATACCTGGTTCGTTATCTGCTATTCTTAATCTTTTGTGTATTTCTAACTTACCACTAATTCTACTCTTTGGTGATCTATCTGATGGTCTCCATCTACATCCATTCTGTATCATAGTCTCTGCAATACTAGGACCTACATCACCTCTCTTTGCCCATGTACTAGAATCTAATACACCATAATGAATATGTTCACCATGTTCTAAACTTCTAACTTGTCTTGCGAAATAATCTGCCGTAACTTTTTTAGTGTATAGCTCTCTATAAATCCATAGATTATTGTTATAATCAACAGCAAACCATAACACACAAGCAGGAGAAGAATAACCCCAGTCAGCAGCACGAAACTTATACCAACCTCTAGGTATCTCAAAAGGCTCAACCACGTGTGTCGTTTTACTAAATTCTGGAAAAGCTGAGTCTTCATATGCATCCCAATCTCCGTCTAAAAACTGTTTACGTTGTACTTCAGGTAAAGATGCAAGCATGATATAATAATCATCAGTCTGCATTAGATAAGGATTATCTTGTAACTTAGCTGGAATAAATCTTCTTGTTATATATTTCTTTCCATTGGGTGTATCTATCCCTACATCAAAAGCTGTATTTGGTTCTGCAGGTTCTACAAACATCTCACGTACCCATTGTGAACCAACGTTTCCTGGATTACCTGTTGCTCTCATATAAACAGGTATATCTTTATCTACCGATCTTAAAGAAGATCTTAGAAAATTATATATATCTGGCGAAGGATATTGTGGAAGTTCGTCTATTCCTATCCATGTGTATGATTGACCTTGGTATCTTAAAACGTCTGTCATGTTCTCTGCGTAACCAAACTCTATCTTTGCTCCCGATGGGAATCGCCACTCTTTTTCTTGTTCTCTCCATTTTGCATTAGGAAATGCTTTTGAGTATAACAACTGAGACTTTTGTATCAAGT